TAAAATGGATAAGAAAATTAACCAACAGTTTTCAATTGTTAACTTAGGAACACAAGATTTACCTCAGATATTTGAGGATACTAAAACACGATATCAATGGGTGCCATTCGGAGTATTTGGACAAGATGATTTTTTCCAAGCAATGACATTAGCTTATAATACTTCTACAACAAATGCAGCATGTGTTGAAGGTTTAGCAGATTTAATATATGGTAAAGGATTGTATTCTAAGAATGAGGAATTAAACAAACAAATACAAAAGATAATTCCACAAGAGGAAACTAAAAGAGTAGCATTTGATTTGAAACTCTATGGTAATGCAGCATATCAAGTATATTGGAATGATGACCACACTCAAATTCGTAAGATGTATCATGTTCCTGTTCAATATCTAAGAGCAGAAAAGATTTATCAAAATCCAAAAATTGAGAATTATTATTATTGTTCTGATTGGCATGACCAGAGAGCAGTTAGAAATAAACAAAAGATACCTGCGTTTGGAACTACATTGGAAAAGATGGAAATACTTTATATAAAAAATTATTCACCAAATCTTTATTATTATAGTTTACCTGATTGGGTTTCGGCAATGCAATTCTCATTTGTGGAAGCAGAATTGAGTAATCTACATTTGAATAATATTGAAAATGGTTTCCTTCCAGCAGTAATGGTAAACTTTAATAACGGAATGCCAGCACCAGAGGAAAGACAAACTATTGAGGATTTAATTCAAGCTAAGTTTACAGGCACTAAAAATGCAGGTAGATTTATGTTATCATTCAACGATGATCCTGCAACAAAACCAACAATTGATGTAATTAATATAGATAACTTACACGAAAAATATTCATATGTTGCAGAATATGCACAAGACCGTATATTGGTAGCACATAGAGTAACCTCACCACTCCTTTTTGGTATTAGAGATAAAGGAAATGGTTTCTCATCTCAAAGTGAAGAAATGAAAACTGCATTCTCTATTTTGCAAACAATGACAATCTCTCCATTCCAAAATTTAATCTTAAACGCATTAGATATGGCATTAACTGAAGGTGGTATAGAGGATGCTGAATTATACTTTGATCAGTTAACTCCATTGGCAATCTTAGCAGAACAAGCTCAGGATACAAATAAAACAATTGATGAAGTAGCAGATGATACTAACAAAGAAATGGAAAATCCGGCAACAACTGAAGATAGTGAAGACCAAACTACAACTGATATTAATAGGCCAACAGATGGTGGAGTAAGAGGTAGAAGTGGGCCTGGTGAAGAAACAACTATTATCAATGCATCATCAGCATTTTTTGAAAAAGAATACGAAATATATAAATAAACAATATGGCTTACGCACTTTTTATAAACAGAAACGATATCATAAAGAACTCACCATTGCAAGGAGCTCTTGATGCAGATGCATTATTACCATTTATCAGAACAGCACAAGATAAATACCTAAAGAATTTATTGGGAACAGTTCTATTTGAATTTTTACAAGCAGAAATAGAAGCAGGAACTGTGGGTAGTTTATCTGTATATTATCAAGACCTTTTAGATGACCACATTAAGAATACTTTAATTTGGTATTCGTGTGTTGAGTATATACCATTTTCATCTATTCAATTTAAATCTAATGGTGCAGTAAAACAACAAAGTGAGCAAGCATTAGCACCATCTAAAACTGAGATTGATTATCTTTTACAAAAAGCACAAGGAAATGGTGATTATTACGCATTGAGATTACAAAACTATTTGATATCGTATTCTAATCAAATACCACAATACTTACAAAGTGTTGGTAATCAAACTCAGATATATCCTGATCAAACAAATCAATACACAGTAAATTTAGTTTTATAACATGAGTAATTACTTAGCATATAATTCAGGAACAAATTATACTCTATATTACAATGTTTTGGATTATTTCAAAACTATTATGACAAATCATCCATCTATATCTGATGTAGCACAGGGTGATTTATCTACAATTGATACAAATCAGTTTCCAATGTATCCATTAGGAAATGTAACCATTTTAGCAGCAAATTTTAATGAGAAAACAACTGATTACACTATTCAATTAATCATTGCGGACAAGATTAAAAATAAAGATAACGAAAGTAATCCTGTAACTAACGAACAAACTATTCCTTATTATGGTGTAGATGATACAGTTGATATTCACGCTAATACTCTAGCTATCTTAAACGATTTGATTTCTTTTACTCAATACTCTGTTCAAAGTTTTAGTATCACTTCTGAAATCTCTAATGAGCCATTTGCTGAAAGATTTAATAATGGGTTAGCAGGATGGGTTTCAACATTTACTCTTACTACACACAATGATAGACCGAGATGTTTGTTTGACCTTTTCCCTTCAGGCTCATTCTAATGGCTAAGATAAAAAACATAAGAAAGTTAGAGGCAGTTGCAATTAAAATTAGAGACTTAGCATTAGCTAAAGCACCTTATAGAACTGGCAATCTAAAAGATAAAATCCGTTCAGCAAACACACCTGCAAAAACTAAGATGGTAAAACAACTTAGTGATAGCACTATTCAAATTAGTTTAGATTATGCACCAACAGGAGCAACTTATGGACAATGGTTTAATGACCCACCTAAAGTTAGTTCTAAAAGGAGAGCAAAACTAAAAAGAACTGCTCAATCAAAGGGTAATTGGAATTATGCTGTTAATGCAATCAACGATAAAAATTTAAGTAAACAATTCGCAGAAGTTCTAAAAGAAATAGGTGAATTTTTTGTTGAAGACACTATCTACGAATTAAGTAAGAAGTAACCCACTTATTTTTTCAAAAAAGGTGGTTAAAGACATAAACACTTTTAATGTCTTATTCATTTATACAAACACCGGCATCAATGTCTCTGGCACAATCGCCTGTGATATTTTCGGTATCATCATCACAATTTGTTGGAGCAAATAACTTCCAATACATAGGTGAATTATCAATTTGGAATACTTCAACAACAAGTGCAAGTGCAGAAACTTGGACATTAGCTAAATATCCATCAGCAGAAGGATTTACAGGTATATTTGATGTAAGTAGAATATTAAACTCAACACAAACTTGGTTAGCACAATCAGACCCAACAAAATTATCAGAATACATATTTGAAAGTTATTATCGTTATCAATCAGGCTCCACTTATGTAACTGGCTCACATATTAGTTCATCTGTATATTATGCAGTAGATGGTTATCAATTATTTCCAGAACCGATAGGTGAAGAATTAAATCAATTATCACCTTATTATCCATTCCTTTATGATGGGCCAACAACTCAATCAGTATTTGTAGATAATATTGGAACAGGATATATTTTTAGTGATTATGGATATCAAAATATTTCTGAATTAAGATTTACAAATCAAAGTGGGACAACGGGTAGTATTGTAATAAGTGGTAGTGGAATTGTAGAATTTCCATTATCTCCAGCAGAAGCAGGGTTTCCACTTTCAACATCAGGACTTACATCATATTCTATTCAAGCATATGATAGTGGGTCTGCAGTAGGTTTACCACTTAATTTTACAATTGAATGCCAACAAAAATATCCAAATATTAGAATTAAGTTTAAGAATAGATTTGGAGTATTGCAATATATTAATATGGATATGGTTAATAGAAAATCTATATCCTCAACTCGTAGAACATATCAACCACAATTAGGTAGTTGGCAAGGAACGACATTATCTTATAATGAGTATGATAGTCAAACCCTAAACTATATTGTAGATAGTTCACAAAACATTATTTGTAATACCAATTGGTTAGAGGAAAGTTGGAATGATATTCTAAAACAATTATTGGTAAGTAATGAGATATATTGGTGTCAAGAAAATACAACAGAAGTAAAACCATTAACAATTGTAACTCAAAATATTCAATTCAAAACAGGCGTAAATGACCATTTGATACAATATACATTTGAGTTCCAATTTGGACAAGGATATAAACTTATAATATAATATGGGTGTAACTAGCCAACAAGGATTTAAGTTTAAGTTAGTAGCAGATGGAGTTATATTAGATTTATTCAAAGATGAAGAAATCTTATTATCTGATAATGTTACAGGCTTATTTGATTTAGGTATTTTACCTTCTGATTTTACTCGTCAAATAACTCTACCTGGCTCTAAAGTTAATAATCACTTTTTTGAGTTTGTGTATGATATAAGTGTTGAAGACCCTTATACATTTTCAACAAATCAAAAAGTTCAATGTTATTTAGATTTTGATGGTATATATCTTTCCAATGGATATTTGCAGTTAAACAAAGTAAATGTTTATCAAAATAAGTTTATTGATAGTTACGAAATAACAATTTATGGTGGATTAGCAAGTTTTGGTAGAGACCTTAAAAGGACGTTTTTAACCGATTTAACGAGCTCTTTATCTCAGTTCAACCATACAGCTTCTTTTGAGAATATATCCTCTTCTTGGGGTGGTAATTTGTTTTCTGGCAGTATTGTATACCCGATGTGTGAATACGGCCAAAATATACAATACAATCCTGGCACAAATCAGTATGGAATTGATGATGAGTTTGGTGCATTGTGTGTGCAAGATTTCAAACCAGCAATAAGAATAAAGGAAGTATGGGATGCATGTTTTGAAACATTTGGATATACATACACATCTTCGTTTTGGAATGAAAGTTGGTTAGACAATGTTTATATGGTATGTAATAATCAATTAAGATATCCAATTTTTAATTCTGCATCAAATGGTGCAAATGCAATTGATATTGAGACATATGGATTGTTTAAGATACAACCTGTAAGTGGGAGTGGGACAGATATTAGTTTACCACAAAATACAACAACACCATTACCGTGGTATAATATTTTAGTTAATTCAGATGGTTTAATTAATTCAGATTTAGAGTATGATTTAGGAATACAAACTCGTCTAAGAGGTGAAATCAATTTATCCTTTGAGTTGAGTGGCTCACAATCTCAGAGTTGTGCACCTCAATTCTTTTTAGTGATACAAAAAGATACGGGCACTTGGAATGATTATGTTTCAATGTCTTTAGATAATATCAACTCTTTTATGAGTGATATACAAACTTATAATAATACAGAAACTAAACAACAAAAGTTTGAATTAAATACACAATGGAACCAGGTTAGAAATGGTTCTATTTGGGCATTAGATCCTGGATTATACAGATTTGCATTAAAGCAAGTTCCATTAGGTGCAAATACTGATTATACTATAACCTTAGACCCGGATGGAACAACTAAATCATTTTTCTCAGTAACAAAAGTTAATCAGGCGGGAGATGGTTTAATTATGGATATTGCTTCTAATATGCCGTTTGGAACAACAGGTATAAAATTGATTGATTTTATTTCATCAATTCAAAAGAAGTTTAACTTAGTAATTTATCCTAATAAAACCCGTTTGAATGAGTTTATAGTAGAGCCTTTTATCACTTGGTATAAAAGAGGTCAAATAAAAGATTTTAATAAATACATTAATTTAGATGCACAGATAACTGTAACACCAGCAAACAACTTAGCAGTTAATAATCTGAACTTTGGTGATACATTGGATGGTGATTATGTTTCTCAACAATTTAGTAAAACATCAAACAGAGAGTTTGGAAAACAATATTACATTGATACTGAAAACTATTTCTCACAAGGAACATTTGAAGTTAAAACAGGATTAGCATCATCACCATTGATTTATATTTCCAATACAGGTATTTCTGGCTCTAATCCACAATTAGGAGTAGGTTTCCAAGCGTTTGCGGGAGCAGTTAGTGAAACTGTAAATCCAGCACAAAGTTCTTGTCAAATATCAGTAGGAACTAATCAAATTGTTTATGCAGAAGCAAGTGCTGATCCATTTACATCAGATAGTGATTTAGTTCCACTAATAGGATATACAACTGCAACTGTAAATGTAGGTGATACATTAACATTTATTGGTAGTGCAACTGGTGTTTCATCAGCTCAATGGTCATTTAAGAAAAATATTAACGGAGTAGAAACCCTATTGTTTGACCAAGATACAGGTAGTGTATACGCATATACTGTT